CGCTTGTTAGCAGTATCCATAGCCGCTTCGTAGCTGCCGGCAATTGCGACGCCAGCTTCGAGTACTTCATTGACCGCGATCTGCTTCTTGGTCAAGGAGTCAATCTCTTCGACTGCGATGCCCGTCGTCTTGGCATAGTCGCCGTAGGCCTGTTCGAGCGAAATAGTGATTCCCATCGTCTTGAGGATCAGCGGATTCAGCCTGTTGATGCCGTCTACGATACGCTCGAACGCTTCAGAGGAGTTGATTCCCCCGATCACAGCCGCGTCTTGTGCGACACGTGCCAGCTTGCTGGCATTGCTCAGGTCGATGTTGGCCTGAATCAGCTTGATGAGCGAGGAGCGCGCGACCTGGGTGGTGATACCCATATCCCGCACGCCTTTCTCGAAGTCCGCCATCTCATCCGCAGTGAAACCGGCCGTCTTCCCGACCTGGTTCATCACAACACCGAGGGTTTCCACGCGGGATGCCAGTAAAGTGGTCTTGACAATGAGCGCCGTCCCGATCACCCCAAACCCGGTCAGAGCCATGCCCACTCTGCGCATCGCACGGTTGGCCTTCTCGAACTCCTGCGCGACCTTGCCGGCGCTCCTGCGCCCGTTCCGCTCGAATTCCTGAAACGCCCTTGCCGTCTCGTTCTTGGCCGTCAGGCGTATGCCAGCTTCAATTGCCATGTTTTCTCAACGTGTCTCGCATGTTCTCAACTGCATTAATCAGATCCTGCTGACCTGGGCTCAACTGTTCCAGGTCGGTCGCGTATTGGCGAAAGGCCTCGAATATGAACAGGCTCTCGGAGGCGTGCTTCAACTCCAGGCTCGCATCATCCAGATCCTGCGGCAGCTTCTTCCAGTCCAGATTCCGGCAGACGAGGGCCCTCTCCAATATGTAGGGCTCCCACACCGGTCGACCGTCATCCGGTGTCAGAGTTGCCCGTTTGTCGGTGCGCTCGCCATCTGCGTCTATGATGGTCTCGGTCAGATGGCCGTACTGACCGTAGTCCGCGATGGCGATTACGCGTTTGGGCCGAGTGCGCTCGCTACAGAATAGGCAGTCCGATAAGCCGCCCAGAGGAAGCCCGCCAAATATCCATCCAGATCATCCATCGCTTCGGCATAGCTGGCCTCCAGCCGCCCTTTGGCTCTCGTCCGCTTCCGGCTGTCCAGCGGCAGACCATCCAATTGCTTGCGCATTTCCTTGGGCTTGAAGTACACCGGTTCCCCATCCACCGTGAACTTCCAGTCCAGAATACGCTTACAAACGATCTCGGCTAACTTGCTCGTAGACATGGCCTCCTCGTACAGGCGCAGGTCCTTGAAGCGCCAGCCTTTACGCTGGAACTCGACGTACTCTTCGGGATGATTCTCCTTGTCCTCGACATCGATCCGGATCGGGCCGCCCTTTTCGGCGTTGGCTGCGATCCGCTGCGCCTGCTCTACCAGCTGTGCCGCTACCTGCTGCACGTCGCCGGGACCAATCGGATCCATCTCGGCTATTGATTCTATGTCCGGCTTTACACCGACATCTTTTTCTTCATCGCTCATAATCTGCTCCTATGAAAAGGCACGGCGAACATCCAAAGGACATGAAATCCCCCGGTACATCGCCGTGCTGTCGCTCAAATCTAGGCCACAGTGCCCCAGGCCGGTGCCGTCGATCCGCTCGGACGCAGGCTGGCAGTCAGAGTGACCTTCCCTTGCGGTGTGGCGCTGATGTTCATCTTCTGGCACCAGAACTCGCCCTCGAACTCGGGGTCGCCCATCGCTGGCGCGGCCCCCTGTCCAACAGCAACGGTCAGCGTCTTTGCTCCCTGCCCCACGATGCCATTCAGCACCGTGAACAGTCCTGTGGTCGCCGCCGCGTTGAAGTTCCCGGCGATTTCCACATTGAAGGCCGGCATACCAGCCAGGCTGTTCACCGATCCATCACTGAAGCCGGTCACATCCAGCTCGCCGTACTCGTCCGGGATGTCGATGCTCTCGACGTCGCTGCTCACGGCCCTTGCGGTGTCGCCGCTGTCGTCGATAGTTACCGTCAGGTATTGCCCACTCAGTTTTGCCATCTCAAAACCCTCCTATTTATGTATTGGTGAAAACGATTGCGAAGCCGAAGCTGTCCCCGGCCGCGCCGGTGCGGGTCACCACCACCCGCCAATATCGGTCCAGACTCGTCGCATCAATTGCGCGCTCGCTGGTCCGCGCTGATCCGTCTGCAGTGAACGTGATGTAGGTCGCCCAAACCGAATTATTGGCACTGTCCTCGATCACGATGGAATAGGTATCGGTGCTGGTAGGCGTGAAGACCTGCAAATAGCCAGTTCCCCCGCCCGAGTACGGTCCGGAAACGCTGTCGTGCGAAGTGGTCGTTGTCGTATTAGTGACCGTCTGGTTGGCCAGCACCGTGCAGAAGTCTGGTCGAAACGCCGCGCCACCCTCTGGCTTGAAATTCGCCGTCAGCACCAGCTTCTCCTGCGGCGTTCCGCTGAGATTTATCTTGAATTGCTCTGCTGCGGCCGCCAGAGCCGGATCACTCAGAGTAGGCGCCGCACCATTCCCCAGCATCACCATCAGATGCTGCGCGCTGTGGCTGGCCGGGCTCTTCAACGCATCCCAACTGCTGTTCGTAGCCGGATCCATGAAGGCGGTCACACTGCCCTCGAACATCGCCAGGCCCGCCTGAGAATTCTCGCTCCCATCCTGAAACGCAGTCGCGTCCTCCTGTAGGTACTCCACCGCCCAATCGAACTGCCGCGACCGGCCGCTGATGTCGTAGCCCGCGAACAGCACCGCACAATATTGCCCGCTAAGTTTCGCCATCTTCGTCAGCCTCCTTGCCCAGGTCCACGATCACACCTTTTTGGATCCAGTGCTCACGTGTCTCTGCATCAATCCCAGCCCGATGCAGACCATCTGCGCTGAACCTCTTTCCGGCCTTATGCGGTATTCCCAGCGGGTCTTTTTCCGCATCCTTGACCACATGAATGTCTCTCGCCAGCTGATAACGTTTGTTATCCGCCATCTAAACAACCTCCTTCAAAATCTGCTGCAGCTCCACGTAATGCACCAGCACGTCGCTGAACATGCGGAAGTCAAAGCGTGCGCTGGAAACCGGTGGACCATAGAAGTTCCCGTTAGCCCCGTCCTCCCGATTGCTGCTGTGCAACGTTGCCGCCGCGTCTAGATCAGCTACCAGACTCATGGTCAGCGTGACGAATGTCTTTTCACTGGCGCTGGCATCGTCCACCGCCATGTATCCGCGTAACCGATAGTCATAGGTCACCTCGACCGTGCCCGCCGCACCAGGTACGCCGAAGGTCTCCTGCTCGTGCGGCTCGATGGCCGCCAGGCTGATGTTCCAGGCTCGCAACTGCTTCACCACCGGATCGGTCCCGATACTGGCTTGGTAGAGCGAAATCAATGTATCCCAGTCGTCCGCGAACCTCTCGTAATCATGCGTGGACCCGATATTCGTCACCGCGTCCAGCACGGTCTTTATGGCAGCTCGAGCCAGGTCCTCGTTGTAGGCCATTCAGCGCACCACACTCGCAAATCGCTTCACGGCCTTCACCGGTACGTCGCGCCAGATCTTCTCGATCTTTCGTTTGCCGCCCTCGTCCCAAGCTCGCTTGAACATGTACGCACCCTTTGTCCCCCGCTGGCCAATCTTTCGGCGCACCAGAAATGTCGTATCTTGAAGCGCCTGCCCCTGTAGCCCGAACTTCCTCATCACCCACAGCTGGATCGGTCCTTCCGGTGGCCACTTTCCCGGTCGTCTTCCGAACTCGACAAAGTTGGCATAGACATTCGGACTCGTACCCGCCAGCTGCATCTTCCCGGCTGCAGTCAAGCCCTCCAACACACTCGCCGGACGTCCGCGCACCTCGAAGCCCGTGGGGAACTTGATGCTGCTCCGAAGGATCCCGAAGTTCACTGGTGTCCGCGCGCTCACCATCGTCGTTAGCAGCATGCCGCTCTCGCTCATAGCGTTGTCGATTTCTTCCTCAACGATGCCTCCCATGGCTGGCACCGCATCCATCAGCTGCACAACTTCCCGCATGTCGATATCGAAGCGAATTGCCTCACCAGCCATCTAGCGCGTCCGCTTTCCGTGGAACAAGTAGTCCCCACCCATCGGTAGCTGTGTGTCGATGTCCATTACGGATGCGCTCGGCAGCGTAATTGCTTCTTTCCCAATGCCCAGCACCCGGTTGTAGTATTTTCGATAGCGGGTCGCCTGTGATCGGTAAAACTCACCCTGCCGGCTTCTATCAGCTACATCCGCATTCAACGTGCTTGATCGCTTCTGCCCGAACTTGCTGGCCACGCGCTCGCAACACAAACTGGCCGCCAGATAGCAGAGTGCCTCGAAGTGCTCAACCGGCGTGTCTATGCTGGGAGTTCCGCCCCGCACCCACTCGTACGGCTCACTGATGCTGGCACGAATAGTCTCAGTCGTTGATGGACGATGGGCTGGAAAGCGCAGCCACAGCCCTTCCTCGGTGTGGTAGGTTTCCCACTCGTCGTCTTCCAGGCGATTCGGAGCTTCATCACTACTGACTGCTGCCGCCGGATATTCGACCTCTAACGGCATTCCCATCAAGCTGCGCCAGCCCGGTGTGGCCGCAGTTACCTCTAGGATCCCCGCACTTGCCGTTCCATAAGCCGTCCAGTCGGTGCCGTCATAAGTACTCACCGTATTCGTCACGCTGCTCTGATCCACGCCCATGATGACTTCCGTTGTGTTGTTCACATGGTCGTAGCCCGAAGCCGAACCCAGCACCGCGTGATAAGTGCCGGAAGGCAGAGTCACCGGATCCGCCAGGTTGAAGTGCACCTTTGCATCCCGGTTCTCAGGCGCCCCTTCGTCCCCGTCAATATCGATTTGTAAAGCATCTGCGATCTTGGCATCCGGCAAAGCGCTGGCATTTGAGTACAGCTCTCCGGTGAGTTCGCCGGCCACGGTCGCGCCAGTTCTCCGAAGGTAGAAGGCGAAACTGCGAATGGTCAACGTGCGGGCTGTTGTGAATGAAATCGCCAATTTCTGGTCTGCTCCGGCCGCGGAATCTGTCAGATCGATGCCCGCGTCTCGGTCTGCCTCGTCCACGTTCACGGTCTTGCCGAACAGCAGGTAATATGCTCCAGCATCCCCGACAAACTCGACCACCGTGCGACGCGGCATATCGCCGTTGTACTCCTGCACCGCCTCCTCGATCGCCGCATCCCGGTCCAGAGGGGGCAGCGTCGTATCACTGATGCCTTGCAGCAGCGAGTCCACGCGGGCGTTGAACGTACTCAGCAGCGTGCGTATGGCCATTGGTCAGTCGAAAGCCAGGTCGGCAGTCGGTGTCGTCCCGGTGAAGGCAACGTAGATGCCCTTTCCGAAACTCACCCCACCCTTCGGCGCGTAGCGGTCGTTGCCTGTGGCTACTGCCGCTAACTTAGCAATGACCGTCCCGCTGGCGGCCGTGTTGTCGTACACAGTTGCCGTCGCGGCATCCGCTCCCGCCGCAAGATGAACTTCGTGCAGCACACCTGGGCCGGTCTTGACTATCGCCGCGGTAGCCGCATGGTTGTAGGTATGGGTTGTCATCTATGCTCCTAACGAAAAAGCGGGCGCAGCCGCAGCCGGTCGCGCCCGCTTTGTCTCATCATTGTTTGCCCCAGCTCAGTCGACGGCTCGCAGTGCTTTCAGCGTTCCCTTGCCGATGCCACTGATCGCCAATAGATCATCGTCTTCGGCCTCGGCTATTGAACTCAAACTAGCGTAGCCCGCCTCAATCAACAGCCCACCGATCTTCTCGCCGTAGGCATCGATAACCTCATTGAGGGTTGGATCGGCTTCTTCGGCTTCCAGCTCAGCAATCGCATCCGCCTCCAGCTTGGCCCGGATCGCCACGATTAGCTTGACGGGGTTAGGTTTTTCACCCTGTGATGCAACACCGGCTTCCTCGGCCACGGCCTTCAGCTGGTTCATGTCCAGCATTTCAAGCGTGGGCTCGACTTCACCTGCCGCTACC